CCCGAAAACGCCTCAATAAGCCACTATCGGCTTGAAGAGGACCAAGAACAGTCATGACGGCTCAAAACGGCTTAGATGGGCCGCAAACGGCTGAGGTAGGGGTAACAGAACCTCGTTATGGGTCACAAACCCCTAGAATCCGCTCCAAGCCTTCGACTTTGCCTACTAGAGGCGATGAAATGATTCAGTTCTGTGAAGATATTGGCTTCCCACTTCTACCCTGGCAACAAGAACTGGCCAGAGACTGCTTACGCTACAAGGCCGATGGGCGCTGGCTGCATCCCCTAATTGGCATCATGCTTCCTCGTCAGCAGGGTAAATCTACCTTCATGGCGCTTCGTATCCTCTTTGGAATCTATGTCCTAGACGAGAAAATGCACTTGGCAACAGCCCATAAGTTGACGACCTCTAGCGAAATCTTTTATAAGGTCAGCCAGATTATCGAAGACTCCCAATTATTGCTAGATAACTTTGCCAAGAAGTACGAGTCCAAAGGCTCCCAGGAAATTAGGTTTAAGAATAAGGCTCGATATCTAATCAGAGCCGGAAACTCTGCCGCTCGAGGTATTGCTGCGCCAGATGTAATCCATATTGACGAACTTCGAGAGTTCGACACTGAAGATGTCTGGTCATCTATGCGCTTTACTCAGATGTCAAACCCGAATCCCCAGGCATATGTCTATTCCAACGCTGGCCATGCTAACTCGGTCCTGCTTCATAAGTTTAGAGAGCGTGGGATGGCTGCGGCTGAAGGAGCAGACGATTCTATAGGCTGGTTCGAATGGAGTGCCGAGCCGGGTGCCGACATAACCGACAAAGAGGCGTGGTATCAAAGTAACCCATCCCTTGGCTACACCGTTCATGAAGATAACATCAAGGACAGCCTTACAGACCGTGAGGATATTTTTAGGACCGAAATTCTTTGCCAGTTCGTCTCAATGATTAACCCGGTTATCTCTGAAGCCGAGTGGAAGAAGTGCCGGGTAGATGACCTACCTCAATTAGACGTCGAGGCAGACACTTGGATGGCGATAGACCTAAGCCCAGACAGAAAACACGCCTCGCTAGTTGCAGGCCAAAGAATTAGCCAGGATAAGTTTATGGTTAGTCTTCTTCATACCTGGTTCAACCCGGTTAACCTAGACGACAAGGAAATGGCTAACGATATTGCTTACTGGGTTCGCAAGTTCCCGGTTAACGCAGTGGCTTACTCTAAGTCTACGGCTTCAGCAGTTGCGGCGCGTTTAGCACCTGCCGGAATTCCTATCCATGAAATTACAGGTCAGGAATATCAGCAAAGTTGTGACGAGTTCGTCTCGGCGGTTTCTTCAATGCGTTTAGCGCACTCAGACCAGGAAGAATTGACTAAGCAAGTTCTCAGCGCCGTTAAATTGACTCGAGGCGATGGAGGATGGGTAATGGGGCGTAAGGCTTCAGGTATAGTCTGCGGTGCAGTGGCCGCAGCGATGGTTACTCACTTTGCGACACGCGCCGAATCGGAAGTAGACATACAGATAGGATAATGTCTAGACAATAGCGTATAATATGTCCAATGGGAATCCGGGACATCTTTACTTCATCTAAGCCAGTAGTCGAAATCACAGTCGACGCCGCTTCGACCCCTGCGCCGTTTAATAATACGGCTTCATTTAATCCTTTCGTATTTACTCAGTCAGTTGCAAGTCGCCAGCAAGCGATGGCAGTTCCAACTATTGCCCGCGCTCGTAACATCATCTGTTCAACCCTTGCCGCTCTACCTCTTGAGCAATACTCAAAAGTTAACGGTTCGCACATGATGACTCCGGCAGTAATTAACCAGCCAGACCCACGCGTTCCTGGTTCTGCAATTTACGCATGGCTCGCGGAGGACCTTCTTTTTCATGGCGTCGGTTACGGCCAAGTTTTAGAGCAATATGGAGACACAGGACGCGTTCGCGCATGGACTCGAATTGCGCCAGACCGCGTAACTCCTAAGTTAAATCATCTTGAAACTGAAATCGTCGGCTATCAAGTAGATGGCTCAGTAGTTCCAACTCAGGGCGTAGGTTCGCTAGTTGTTTTCTACGGACTTGATGAAGGATTGCTAAACCGAGCAGGTCGCACAATTCGCGCCGCTCATGCACTTGAGCAAGCAGCAGAAACTTTTGCTAAAGAGCCGGTCCCACTACAGGTTCTAAAATCTAACGGCACAAATCTTCCGGCAGAACGTATCTCTAAACTTCTTGAGTCATGGAGAACTGCTCGACTTACAAAATCTACTGCGTTCCTTAATGCAGACGTTGAATTACAGGCGCTAGGTATAGACCCGGCCAAGTTGCAACTGAACGAGGCTCGTCAATATGTTGCGCTGGAATTAGCCCGCGCCTGTAACCTTCCTGCTTATTTCGTTAGTGCTGAAACTAATAGCATGACATATAGTAACTCAGTTTCAGAACGTCGTTCTCTAGTCGATTTCTCTATGAAGCCAATTCTCGCTGCTATTGAACAGCGTTTATCTATGCCGGATTTCTGCCCGTCAACAGGCGAGATTCGCTTCTCACTTGATGATTTCTTACGTTCAGATGCTTTAGCCCGCGCTCAAGTTTATGAAATCTTGAACCGAATCGGCGCAATGAGTGTCCAGCAAATTCAAGAAGAAGAAGACCTGATTGACAATAAGGAGAACATGTAATGAAGATAACTATGCCAGTTGCTATTACAGCAGCAGATGCAGAGTCCCGCATTATTGCAGGTCGCATCGTTTCATGGAACGCTGAAGGTAACACTTCAGCAGGTCGCACTATGTTTAAGCCAGATTCTATTACCATGTCAAAGAACACAAAACTTGTTCTTCAGCATGACACTACTCGTCCGCTCGGAAAACTTATGTCATGGGAACAGGATGCTAGTGGTATCACAGCAGAATTTCGTATCGCCAAGACAACAGCCGGTAATGATGCACTTGAAGAGGCAGCAACTGGATTACGCAGCGATTTTAGCGTTGGTGTAGATGTTCAGGCTTGGGATAACAAAGATGGCGTTATGGCTATTTCAGCAAGTGACTTAATCGAGGTAAGCCTCGTAACAGATGGCGCAATTCCAGGCGCAGAAGTCGCAAAAGTAGCGGCAGAAGAAAATGAAGTTTCTGAGACAACTCAGGAAGAAACACAATCAACCAATGAAGGAGAACAAGTGTCAGACACTACCGTTCCAGAAGTTGCTCCTGCCGCAGAAACGGTAGAGGCTGCAAAGGTTGAAGTTAAGGCTGCAACAGCACCTTACATTTCAACTACTGTTCGTAACCCAATCGTTGATAAGGCTTCTTATCTCGAGCACTCAGTTCGCGCAAAGTTAGGTTCAGAAGAATCTCGCATGTATGTTGCAGCAGCAGCAGACACAACAGATAACGCTGGCCTTGTACCAACACGCCAACTAACCGAAGTTATCAATGGCATCTCAAACGCAGATCGTCCAATCATTGACTCAATCTCACGCGGCACATTGCCAGATGCAGGTATGTCATTCGAAATCCCAAAGATCACAGTTGCTCCAACAGTTGCAGTAGCATCTGAAGGCGGAACACCATCAGAAACAGATCAGAATGCAGCATTCGTTTCTGTACCAGTTCAGAAATTTATTGGACAACAGACATTCAGCCTTGAATTGCTTGATCGTTCATCTCCAGCATTCTTTGCAGAACTCGTACGCCAAATGGAATTTGCATACGCAAAGGCTACAGATATCGCAGTTGGAACCGCTTTAATTACAGGTGGAACAGACGGCGGAAACCGCGCAGCACTTACAACAGGCGCTCTAGTAGCTGACTTCGTTTCAGATGCAGCAGTTTCAATCTACAAGAACACTCTTGGATTCGCACAGAACATCGTCGTATCTCCAGAGCAATGGGGCGCTCTAATGGGCTTGGTCGATACTGCAAATCGCCCAATCTTCACACAGACAATCAACCCACAAAACGCAGGCGGAGATTTAACTGCAACATCAGTTCGCGGAAACCTACTCGGACTCAACCTACGCGTTTCACGTAACCTAACAGACACAGCAGGACTAGGCGATAACACATTAATCGTTACTAATCCAGATGCTTACACATGGTACGAATCACCACGCCTATCACTCCAGACAAACCTCATCTCATCAGGTCAGGTTCAAGTTGGATACTACGGTTATGGTGCAGTCGCTACTAAGTTGGGTGCAGGCGCATACCGTTTCATGGTTGCGTAATTAATTAACTAATCATGGGGGGGCTGCTGCTCCCGGTGGCTCCCCCAGTCGTTTAATAGAGAGGATGTAGAGATGGCTTCAATCGTTACAGTTGCAGAACTAAGGTCCATCCTTGGTGTCTCTACATCCCTTTATAACGACGCATATTTAACCGACGTGATAGATACGGCTGAGGCGGTAATCCTGCCTATGCTCGTTAAGTACGCTTCCTCTATCGATAACGTAATGCTAGAAGCAAACGTGGCCACTTATCAAACAGTAGGCCAGAACCAGTTCTCTGCGGGTCAGAGCGTAGTCATTACAGGCTGCGGCTCCCCGTTTAACGGAACTTTTACTATTTCAGATTCTTATGACGACCTTTTCACTGTTGCAATTACTAACGCAGATATTGATGAAAAGAACGTCATTCCTTCAGGACTTGCAACTCTTTCTGGCGCCGCTACTTATGTAGGCGTAAGCGCAGTCGAGTCAGCAGTCTTAGCAGTATCAGTTGAAGTCTTCCAGTCTCGCATCGCTCCAGGCGGCCAGATTGAAGGCGTAGACTTTACAAACGTAAGCCCATATCGTTTAGGGCGTAGCCTCTTTAACAGAGTTTCAGGACTCCTAGGCGCATATATCGACACTGATTCTATGGTGCAGTAATGCCAGCCTCAACCATCCTAGACACAGTTCGCCAGCCTTTAGCGAACGCCTTTGCTAACGTAGCAGGCAACGTCTACGCCTACGTTCCCGAGGCTCCGATGGTTCCTTTTGTAGTGACGGTCCCAGATTCTCCCTACCTCGAACTAGAAACAATTAATAAGTCAACGCTACACATTAAAATTAACCTGGTCATCTCAGTTGCGGTTGCATACAACAGCAACCCAGCATCGCTCGATAACCTCGAGCAATTAGTGATAAGCGTTCTGAAGGTTATCCCAGTGGGATACACAGTCGGAGCGGTTGAAAAACCAACAGTAACTCAGGTCGGGCCTTCTAATTGCTTAGTGGCAGATATCAGAGTTTCTACCTACTACACACAAACTAACTAAGGATAAATAATGGCAACCACAGTAATCACAGGTCGCGATATTTCTCTATCTTTCACAGGTGGAACAGATATCGAGGCTCAGGCACTTTCAGCAGTCCTAACAAAGACAAACCTTCGTGAGACATACCAGACCCTAGACGGTGAGGCCTACAAAACCACGAATACTGAGGCGTCTTTCGCTCTATCAATGCTCGCAGACTGGGGTAAGACTTCTTCAGTATGTGAGGCTCTATGGGCGGCAGCAGAAGCGCCAGACACAACTATTTCAGTGACACTTACAGCCGCTACAGGCGCTCAGTTCGTTTTCCCAATTCTTCCTGAATTTCCAACAGCAGGAGGCGCCGGAACAGACGCACAGACTGTAGACTTTACTTTCAAGGTAGCAAACGGAACTGTCACAGAGACATTCTCCTAAAAAGTAGAAACGGGAGCAAGCAATGCAACAACAAATAACAATTAAATATGTAGACGGAACCGATACCACTTACCTGGTTCGTCCACCTGATTACGCCAAGTGGGAGATGACAACTAAAAAGGTTATCGCTCAGTTTGGCGGCATGTGGGACATCCTTTATGTAGCACACTCAGCAATGAAGCGTGAAGCAGGCGGCAAACCGACCAAGACACTAGATGTCTGGATGGAGTCAGTCGCGGATGTCGAAGTAGGTGAAGGTGACCCAAAAGTCATCCAAGAGGAAGCGTAAGCCGACTCTTAGTTGAACTGGCACTAATTACACAGATTCCAATGGAACACTGGCAAAGTGCCGAGGATATTCTTACAGCAGTCGAATTACTAGAGGAGCGCAATCGTGGCAGATGAATTAATCGGCTTCGATAAAAGCGAACTTAGCAAAGTATTTAAGGCGCTTAAGAATATGGGTGATGAGGCTAACGAAGAGGCCAAGCGTCAATCTGGCGCTCTGGCCGACTTCGCTCGCGCTGAAGTTATTCAGACTGCCAGCAGAGGTAATAATACTAAAGTCTCAGGACGTATTGCTCAGGGTTCTAAGGTTAAGAAGTCAAGCCGCATAGGTGAGATTACTTATGGATTCGCTTCTCAAAAGTTTTCAGGTGGGGCAACCACTAAAGACATCTGGGGCGGAACTGAATTCGGTTCTAATAAGTTTAGGCAGTTCCCCGTATGGTCTGGCCGTGAAGGCCGAGGCTCTAAGGGTTGGTTTATCTACCCAACGCTTCGCAGGATTCAACCTGAGATAGTTGCTAGATGGACTGAATCATTCGATAAGATTCTGAAGGAGTGGGGCTAATGGCTACAGGTACTAGAGCGTTAACGCTTAAACTCCTAGCCGACGTCGATAACTTTACTAAGAATCTAGACAAGGCCGATAAAGACGTTTCCACTTTTGGAGATAAGGTCGGAGATTTTGGCAAAAAAGCCGGGCTGGCTTTTGCAGCCGCCGGTGCAGCCGCAGTCGCTTATGCTGGCAAGTTGGCAATCGATGGAGTTAAGGCCGCAATTGAAGACGCAGCCGCTCAGACTAAATTAGCCCTTACTCTAAAAAATGTCACTGGCGCAACTGAAGACCAGATAGCAGCCACTGAAGATTATATTACTAAGACCTCACTTGCTTTTGGCGTTACAGACGATGACCTAAGACCATCCCTAGAGCGCCTCTCTCGAGCCACTGGCGACCTATCTAAGGCCCAGAAACTACAGGCGGTTGCTCTAGACGTGGCGGCGGGTAGCGGAAAATCTCTCGAAGCGGTTACTAATGCAATGGCCAAGGCCGCCGAGGGTAACACTGCATCCCTTGCTAAGTTAGGTATTGGCTTAACATCTGCTCAACTCAAGACCATGAGCATGGACGAGATTACCGCGAAACTAGCAGACACTTTTGAGAACCAGGCATCTGCCAAGGCCGATACATTCCAGGGCAAGTTAACCCGCCTTCAGATAGCCTTTGACGAAGGTAAGGAAACAGTAGGCGCTTATATCCTTACTGCCATTACTCCTATGGTCGAACTTATCGTTAAGAAGGTAATCCCTGCTATCCAGGACTTTACTAGCAATATCGGAGACAAACTCTCTCCTGTAATGAAAATTATTAGACCAGTTATCGACGGCCTTCGTTCTGCATTTAATTCTGTTAGCGATTCACTAAAAGATAATAACGACGAACTCCAGCCTTTCTATAACTTCATGAAAACTATTTATAACTTCGTAAAAGATTATCTAGCGCCTGCGATTGGCACACTTTTAGGTAAGGCTTTTGAAGCGTTGGGTAAAATCATCTCAGGCATTATTGATACTTTTGCAGATTTCGTTGAAAAGATTACTAAGATTTATAACGCAATTAAAGGAATTATTGATGCTATTAAGGGCGCTGGTTCAGCGGTAGGCAACTTCTTTTCTAAGGCTTCCTTTGAAACTGGGGGTTCTACTATAACTGGGGCCTCTTCTCCATCTGCTCCTTATTCGGCTCCTTCGATGCCATCGGACGGCATGATTAGTTATAATCCTTCGACTGGACTTAACTACAACCCTAACGCTGGGACTACTAACATTACCGTTAACGGAGCAATAGACCCTGAATCTACAGCCCGTCAAATCGTAGGCCTTCTTAACGATTCTAATGCGCGTGGAACCCTAGGAAGTGCAGGGCTTTACTTCGCATGACAGCCTGGACTCCTACCTATAAGGTATTAATTGATGGTCAGGAAATCACAGACGTAACTCTATCTGGCCTAACCATTACTTCAGGCCGTACCGATATTTACGCTCAACCAGTGGCGGGATACTGCCAAATTCAATTAATGAACCTTGATAACTCTAGTTATGACTTTAACGTAGGAACTGGCTTAACTGTAGAAGTGACTGATTCCTCTGGAGATTATGTTCCAATTTTTGGCGGCTATATCTCAGACTTTACTATCTCGGTAAACAGAGCCGGTTCTGCTGGTTTTACTACTATGGCCAACATTACAGCCCTAGGCGCTCTTTCTAAACTACCTAAAATTATCGACCCAGGAGTTCTGGCTTCAGACTTTGACGGCGACCAGATTTACACGCTTCTTTCTCAATATCTTTTAGGCCAGTGGAACGAAGTTTCTGCGGCTCAAACATGGGCTACATATAACCCCACTGAGACGTGGGCTAATGCGGTAAATATTGGACTAGGTGAGATTGACCAGCCAGGCGATTACGAGTTGATAGCCCGCTCTGCATCTACCACGGACCTTTATTCTCTTTGCGCTGATATTGCTAACTCAGCCTTTGGTTATCTTTATGAAGACGCTAACGGCAATATCGGTTATGCAGATTCAACTCATCGCCAGGACTACCTTGCGGCTAACGACTACACTATTTTGGATGCTAACCATGCTAATGGGGTAGGACTAGCCTCAACTACTCGCGCAGGCGACCTGAGAAACTTTTATACCATCCACTATGGAACTAGCGGTAGTGGGTCATATACCGCTCAGGATACCCAGAGCCAGAGTACCTACGGCGTATACGCTGAAGATTACATTTCAAGGATTAAACATGCGGCCGATGCTCAATCACTGGCAGACCGTTATATCGACTTAAGAGCGTTTCCATATGCCAAGTTCCAAGGCATTACCTTTACTTTAGGCAACCCAGAGATTGACAACAGCGACAGAGACGCTCTTCTTAACATCTTTATGGGCCAGCCAGTATGGGTTCAGAACCTACCCGGCAATATCAATAACGGCTCTTTCCAAGGCTACGTCGAAGGTTGGACCTTTAGAGCGAGCCTAAATAATCTAAGCGTGACTTTTAACGCTTCTCCTGTAAACTTCTCCCAAGTTACTGTAAAATGGGAGCAGGTAAACCCGGCAGAACGCTGGAATACATTAAGTCCAACCCTTACATGGATTGACGCGATAGGAGTCGTAGCCTAATGGCAACAACAACAACTAACTTTGGCTGGGATATTCCTCAGTCTACAGACCTAGTAAAGGATGGCGCTACTGCCATCGCAGCACTTGGCCAGGACATCGATACCGCACTCATCGACCTTAAGGGTGGCACTACAGGCCAGGTACTTGCTAAGGCGTCTGGCACTGACCTAGATTTTACCTGGACCGAGCAGGACGACACTACTCTTTCATTTAACGCTCAGACTGGAACTACTTACACTCTAGTAGCCGCAGACCTAGGTAAATTAGTAACTACTTCTAACGCTTCAGCAGTGACAGTAACTATTCCGCCTTCAGTATTTTCAGCAGGAAACCAGATTAACGTTCAGTCAATCGGCGTAGGACTAACCTCTTTTGCTGCTGGCGCTGGAGTAACAATTACTTCAACAGGCGCAACATCGGCTGCGCCAGTCCTTAGAGCCCGTTATTCAGCCTGCACAATTATCTGCACTGCAAGTAACACCTTTACCGTAATCGGGGACCTTTCGTAATCATGGGAATTCTAGGCATTATCGCCTCGCAGAATAGACCAAGGGTTACTAACTCTTATGAGTCTATCGCCACAGTAACGCTTGGCTCAGACCAAAACGAGATTAACT